GGTCTCGAGGGGGCCGGCGGGAGAAAAGCGGCGGCGGTGTCAAGCACACGAAGAAGGGTCCTTCCTGTAAGAAATAATGAGAAAAATATGATTGTAATGATGTGGTCCCTCGAGAGAGAAAAATCTGAGAAAAGAGAAGTAGTATAGTATATGTAGAGAATATGAGAGGATTTGTAGTTTTGTTGAGTGTGGGGAGTTATGGGAAAAAGGGATAGACAATGATGAGAGGATGATTTATATATGTTTTTGAGATGAGAGAAGAATTATCGGAAGAGGTAGAGAGGCATATTGTCTGGTTGTTGGAGAGTGAAGAGAGTGATGAGAGAGAAGAGAGGGAGCAGGAGTTAGAGAGGCTTGGTTATGGGTTGAAGGTAGGGATGGTGGAGTTGAGAGGGATGTTGTTGGTGTTGTTGGGAAGGAAGAGCTATGAGGAGATTAGTCGTGATTTGTTAGGGGAGAGGGATGAATATTTTGAGGATGAAATGAGGAGGAATGAGGGGAAGTTGTTAGAGATGTTGAAGGAGGAGCTGGGTATGGATTTAGTGGATGATGGAGGAGTTGGTGTGTTGAGTAGGGGAGAGGTGGAGCGGTTGTTGAGTAAGATGGGAAGGGGGGAAGGAGTGAGTGGTAAGGACCAGTTGCAGGCGTTGAGCATGTTTATAAGGATGAAGGGGTGGCTTGGGAATGGAGGGGGTAGTGAAGAGGAGATGGGGAGTGAGCTTAGTGAATTGTTGAAAGGGGGGAATTATGGGGATAAGTAATGAGGCGCGGCTGGAGGTAGAGGGGAAGGGTGTTAGGAAATTTGAGCAGGAGTTGTATTACTTGCTGATGGGTTGGAAGAAGTACGGGAGATGTAGTTTGAATGTTAGGAGGGCGTATGACATATACGAGAGGGACGGGAAATTGGAAGAGAAGAAGAGGTATTTGAGTAAGAAATATAAATTGGTTTATGAGGGTTCTAAGCTGAGGGGAGTTGAGAACCTGAATGGGATTAGGCCTGCTGGGGTTTCTGCTGGGGATGATGGGATTGATGGAGTGGAGACGTGTAAGTTTTATGTATTGCGGAGCAGGACGAAGTACCGGATTAAGGGGAAGTCTAGGTGGTTGTATAAGAAGTATGGAGGTAGGGATAGTACAGATTTGGTGTTATTTGCGTGGAAATTTATGAGCAAAGAGGCGATTGGTCCGCACGTTAATGTTGACTGGCAGGCGGTTGAGTTTGAGATGAGAGAGATAGTTAGATAGTAAAGGATTAGGGGTTGATATGTTAAGTTCGGAAGAGAAGAGATTGTTATTGGAAAGGTTGAAAGACCCTATGTGGAGGCTGAGCAACTTGTATGAGATCAAGTTGACGGATGGTCGAGTGATTAGATATGAGCCTAGGGAATTCCAGCGTAGGTTGCATGAGGAGTGTTATTTGAGGGGGAAGAAGAGGTTTTTGGTGCCGAAGTCGCGTCGTCAGGGGTGTAGTACGTGTATTGGTGTGATGATGGCGGACATGGCGGCGTTTAATGAGGGGTGGTTATTGGCGTTGGTTGATAGGACGCAACCTGATGCTGAGGAGAAGTTGAGGGAGATAGTGAGGGTGGCGTTGGAGAGTTTGAAGAGGAAATTGCCTTGGTTGTTTAAGATGGAGTTTAACAACAAGAGGATCAAGGTTGAGATGTCGGGTAGGAAGGAGAGCTTGATTGTTGGAGGCAAATACTTTAGGGGTAGTGGTTTGGGATTTGCGCACATATCTGAGTTGGGAACGATAAGTGCGACGGAGCCGAAGAGGGCGGCGGAGATAGTGAATGCGACATTTCCTGCGGCGAAGGATGGTTTTATTTTTGTTGAGACGACAGTGAGAGGAGGGAAGAAGGGGATATTTTATGAGAACGTGATGAATGCGTTATCGATAGAAGAGGGGCATAGGGGAGAGAAGGACTTTAACGTTGTGTTTTTGCCGTGGTGGGAAGATGAGAGCAATGTTAGTGATGATGATGAGCCGTTGACGGAGAGTACGAAGAGTTACTTTACGACGTTGAAGGCGAAATATGGGATCGACTTGGAAGACAGGCAGAAGGTTTGGTGGCAGAAGGCGAAGAGGCAACATGGCTTATCGATGAACGAGGAATACCCTTCTACGCTTGACGAGGCGTTTGAGGTGCCGATGGAAGGTGCGATATTGGAGGAAGTTCTTGAGGCGTCGATGAGGGATGGTCATTTTTTGCATGCGCCGTATGATCCGACATTGCCGTGTTATGCGACGTGGGATTTGGGGAATCCGTTGAATACGGTTTCGACGGTGTTCCAGTTGAAGGAGGGGTTGATCTGGATAGTAGATAGTGATTGCGGCCAATATAGCAGTGAGGGTCCGGCGCAGAGGACGGCTCGGTTGTTGAGTAGATTTCCCACCTTGATGAGGAATATATTTCCGCATGATGCTGGGTACACGACAGACACGGGTTTGAGTCAGGCGTACATGTGGCAACAGGCTGGGTTGCCGGGGATAGTGTGCTTGCCTAGAATAAGAGATAAATGGATAAGTATCAATTACTTGCTAGGGATGTTCCCTTTATTGAGATTTGATATAGGGGGGACGGAGAAGGCTTATCCGTATTGGTTAAGCTACAGGATGAAGCCCGCGCTTGGAGAGAATGGGGCCTATAAGAACGAGATCGTGCATGATAGTTCGTCGCATTGGAGTGATTCGTTGAGATACATAGCTGAGGCTCGGATGGCTGGTTTGCTTGGGAACGTAAGAGGAGGAGGAGAGACGCATGTAAAGAAGAGCTTTGGCCGGAACTTTAGCAATTTAAATATTGATAGGAACAACTATGAAGGCATCATGTCTAGGAGAGGAGGGGCGCGCGGTCCTGAAAGCTTTAGGCGCGGATTTTGATGCGTCTTGGGAGGAGCATCGTTATTTATATCGGAGGTGGGATGATAGATGCCTTGTGATGGGACATTTCTTTCGGATGGAAGAGGGGTGGGCTGATGTGGAGGAATGCTGGTGTAGGGTGAAGCAGGCGTGCGTTCCTTCGTTATCATGTAGCCGTCATGATGCGAATGGGTTCTTCTTTTATTTAGGGGTTGGAGATTTTAGAGTGTTGTTAAGATGGATGATAAAAGAGGAGAGGATGAAATATTTTATTGGCTTTCGTGCTGGGAATGTGTATCTGTACGGGAGAAAAGAAGTTGAATTGCTAATTAAATTATTAGGAAAGGGAAAAAATCATGGGCGGCAATCCGTTTAAAGAGATAGGCAACGCTATTAGCGGCGTGGTCAAAGGTGTTACTAATATCGTTGGAGGCGTATTAGGCTTGAAGAAGAACAAGGAGGGGATGGATGCTCCTGCTCCTGAGGAGCCAGTGAATGAGGTAACAGTCGATACGTCTGGCACGGATAACAAGATACGTGAGAACAGGCGCCGTAGTTCCTTTGGAGGAACCTTTGTTGCGAGCAAGAACGCCTTGGGGGCAGGTAGCGGGGTAAGTGGCAAAAGCGCATTAGGTCAATAAGATGGTTACCAACAAACAAGATGCCAAGCAGAAGCATGCGGATTTGTATGCTTTCCGCCAGCGGTACGTGAGCAACTGGCAGAGGATCGCGCAATACGTTGATCCTGAGAAGAAGTTCAACATTAACGGTGCGGTTTATCAATCTACTGGGACGGACCTTGGCTATTTGGACCAGACGCTTGAAAGGGCTTTGAGGGTAAATGCGGCTGGCCAGCATGAGCTTATAACGCCCAAGAGTCAGGAATGGTTTAGCTTTGAGCCATTGGCAAAGATCGGCGATCAGAGCCAGATTGATAGCACGATTGAGAACATTTATTATGAGACGGGGAGGCAGGTTGCGTGGTTTATGCGCAACAGCAACTTCCACACGGCTTCCGAGCTTTTTTACTTTGATCGTGCGGCTTACGGTCAGGCGGCATTCTGGTCCGAATGGGACAAGGTGCGTGGGATGCTGAAATTTGCGCATATTCCTGTAGGGGATTTCATGGTGGACAGGGACAAGTTTGGGAATGTCCATACGTTTTGCTGGGATGAGTGGTTGAGGATACAGGACATTGTTGCGACGTTTCCTGAGAATGTACTGCCTGACATGGTGAAGGAGAAATATCAGGCGAGCAGTGTAAATCCTGATAACTATCTTGTGTTCCATTTGCTGGAGAAGGTGGAGAGGACGGGCGACGAGAAGCTGATTAAAGAGGCTAATGGCAGGCCGTGGGTGATGCGTAGCGTGTTTGACCAGTCAGGAGATGTTCTGGCGACGCAGTATTTTTGGACAAGCCCTGTGAGCGTCTCAAACTATTTTGATATTGCCAACTCTCCTTATGGGGTAGGCGCTGGCTTGAGGGCATTAGGGGACCAGGCCGAATTGACAAACTCCGTTAAGGCATTGAGCGAATCGGCCATGCAGAAGATATTCCCGCCGATGCTGGTACCGGAAGGATTTGATGGGAACATTGACTGGGGGTTTGGCGGGGTGACAACCTTCAACCCGATGAATGTTCAGGCCAAGCCGACGCCCTTGTTCCAGAACATGATGCAGGCTAATGAGATGCAATGGCAGGTGCAGAGGCTTGAGAACAACATTCAGAAGACATGCGACATGGATTTGTTTGCGCCGTTGTTGCAGGTCAAAGACCCTCAATACATGAAGGCGACGGTGGCGCAGATGATCGAAGCGTATTCTGCGAGGATTGCTTCCCCTGCCTACACTAGGTTGACGGAAGAGTTCCTACAGCCTGTAGTGATGCGTTGCTATGAGCTTCTTCGAGATGAGAAGCTTGTTCCTGCGCTGGATGATTTTAGCATCAAGTTTACGACTCCTTTCCAAATGCTTTTGGACCGTCACCAGCCGACGCTATTCTCCGAGTTCATGCAGACGATTGCGATTCCTTTGGCGCAGATTGATCCTGATGTGATGATTAGCTTTGATACTGATTTTATCATGAGGGCAGGGATTAAATCTATTGGGATGCCGAGCAAGATACTCAAGGATAAAGCGAAGGTTGATCGTCTTATTAAAGAAAGAGAAGCGGCGCAACAGGGGGCCAATCAGATGGCTAATGCTCTTGAAGCTTCTGAAATCCAGAAGAACATTGGAAGCGCTATAGGGAACATGCGATGATTTATGGAAATAACTACTGATGATAAAAACAAGAAGAAGCCATTAAAGATTTATGATCTTTTTGGGAATGAGAGCAAAGTGCCGGAGGAAGATTTTATCCGGTTCCGGGAAGAATTTAAGGGGTCCGAATTAAGCAATCGCTTGCTCTTCTACCTTGCTCCGATGGTTGACCTTTCTTTGTGTGATAAAGAACATGCGAAGAAGGAAGCCTCCTTGCTTACGAACTTTGATACGAACAGAACAATGTTCATGTCAGGAGCGCGCCAAGTGCTTGAATTAATAAAATACCTAGCAGGAAAATGATTGATAGCAATCCAAATAATGCAGGGGGTCAGGCCCCTACCACCACGACAGGGAGCGCCGCCCCCGCCACGCAAACTACCCAGCCTGCACAGCAGATGCAGATGCCGGGTACGATGAAGCTCGATACAAGCCCGGCCCCGACTGATACGCAACAGCAGGCATTTAAGGTGGCTGATATTATCGGCGAGGATGGCTCTTTCAAGGAAGGGTGGACTTCCAAGTTTGAAGGTGCCGACTCTCTAGGGAAGTACAAGAACGTTGATGAACTGGTGAAAGGCTTTGTGAATGCCAACCAGTTAATCGGGAAGAAGTTTGACGGCGTGAAGAAACCCGGAGAAGGAGCCAGTGAGGAAGAGATTAAAGCATGGCGCTCCTACATTGGCGTTCCTGACAATGTTGATGGGTACCAGATTCCTGATGAGTATAAGGACGACTATGACGAGGCGAGCTTTAAAGAGTTTGCGGCGTTTGCCCATAAGCACAACATCCCGGCTGAGACGGCACAGGAGCTTCTGCGCTATCAAGATACGCTTTACCGCAAGAACAATGAAGAGTTTGTAAGGAGAGTGGAAGAAGCTTCCAAGCAGGCTCAGGAGCATTTCAGGAAGGAATGGGGGCCGCAGTATGAACGCAACGCAACAATCCTTCGGCAGAGCTTGATCGATGCGGGGATTGACGTTGATGATAGCTCTTTTGCGATGGCCCTCAATAACCCATATATCTTGGAAGCCTTGTACGAAAAGGCGGCAAGGTATCAGGAAGGGACGATGCCCACTCCGGGCGTGATGAGGTCCCAATCAGGGACGAGTGCCCAGCAACGCATGATTGACATGATTTCCAAATACGGAAGTTTGGACCGGATGCCAAAAGATGCGAGGGAGGAATATAATCGGCTTGCATCTACGCACGTTCAATGGTAATGTTTCTCAGTCGTCGTTAGTGGCTTAACTACGTGTATGTTATCCTTCCTCCGTGTTTTAATTGATGCGGAGAAAGGTTTTTTTATTGAAATATTAAGCAATACGTAGTAACACATGTGGGTCTCCTTGTGAAAGGACGCGCCATTCTATAGTTCATTGTTATTTCTCCTTTGTTTTACCCGCACTAATATTTTTATTAGTGCGGGTTTTTTTATTGCAATGTTATGTGATGTGTGCTTGTTTGGGCTTGAACAACCCGGACGGACACTTGTTCAAACAGTTTCGTGAACCACCGCCGTTCACACAGACAGCCCTGATTAGGACACCTGCCTGATGCAAGATGCAAATCTTCTTCGAGGCGGTACGTTTAATTAAGAATTAAAATCATGGCTAATTACGGAAACTTTTATGATTTGGCGGTAAATGAATACACGCCTTCAATCTATGCGGGTGTCCAGCAGATGACTTCACGAACTGAACGTTATCTGCGTGTGTATCCGCTTGCTTCGCGCCAGCGCAGGTTCCAGATCATTGATCCGGTGAACTCTCAGGAGATTACCGACCTGTACGGCGATACCAACCCTCAGCAGGCTAACTTCAACGTTCGCTGGTTGAAGACTACGCCGTTCAAGACCACGCATGAAATCAGCCGCATTGAAATGATGCAGGCGGGTACGATTGAATCTCCGATTCCTCGCATCGTTCAGGCTGAACGCATGGAAATGGCACGTCGTCGTGACCACATCGCAGTTAACGGCTTGATCGGCACTGCATGGACTGGGGAGAATGGGGACGTTGCCGTTCCTTTCAACGAAACTTTGAATACGATTCCTGTTGGGTACAATCCTTCCGGGACGTACACCGCTTCCGGCTTGACGCTTGAGAAGCTTCTTCAAGTTCGTAACATCTTCGGTTCCCGGAACGTGCTTGGTCAGGACGTGGACCGTCAGGACTTGGGCGGCCCGGAAATCATCATGCTCATCTCTCATGAAGAGCTTAAGGACTTGCTTTCTCAGGAAAAGGTTGCAAGCATCTTGTACAACGTGGACCGCCCGCTGGTGTCTGGTAACATCTTTGATTACCTCGGCATTAGGTTCGTTGCCATGTCTCCGGGAATGCTTCCGTTCGGCTCTCGTCCGCTGGGAGATCCTACTGATCCGACTGGCGGCGATTCCACGGCAAACGTTCGCACCTGCATTGCGTTCAACATGAACTCCGTGGCCTTTGGCGTACTGGAAGAACTGTTCGTACGCATTGATGAGCGCCGCGACAAGCAGTACGTGTGGCAGACCTACACGGAACTCGCTATGGGTTGCACCCGCATTGAAGACAAGGGCGTCCTCAAGGTTGATGTGACCGGAACTCAAATGGTTTATTAAAGAAAGGATAAAAAATCATGGCTACTTTTCCAAGCATGGCTAAGGCGGAGATTGACGGGGGAGTTCCTCCGTTCCTGAACGCTCAAATGTCTAGAGGAGCTACCCTTAAAAAGGTAATCTCCTATACGGCCGAGGGAGCCGATACTGCGGCATCGTCAACCATTCAAGATATTGATCTCCCGGAAGGGTGCATCATTGATCTTAGCTCGATTGCCCTTTCCCACAATGGCGTAGGCGCTGGTAATTATACTGTCGCCGTTGCCCTGACTGACAAGAATGGGAACATCGTGAACAATATGATTGCTCCTATTGGTGTTCTCGCGGCTACGGCCACGTCTAGTGAAATCGTGAGGTTGGGCAATACTTCCAATGGCAATAAGCCGGGGTTGTTGATGGTTGACCCCTACGAAAAAATTCTGACCGCTATTATTAGCGGAGATGAAATGCCCGAGGTGCAAAACAAGAACAGCGTGCTGAAAGAAAAATATCATTTCTGCATTGTTGTTCAGAACGCGGCAGCAGTTGCGGCTAACAAGACCTTCACTATTGTGATGGATTGTATCATTCCATAACCTGAACCGAAGCGGCCAATGACTGATCTTGAAGTAGCAAACTTCGCGTTGGGATTGCTGGGACAATACAAAGTCTCCGCCTATCCTGATTTACAGAACAATCCTACTGTCTATGGTCAGGCATTGGCCGCTTATCTTCCTTTTGCCATTAATGATTTGATGATTGATGGTAATTGGAACTTTGCCCGTAAAAGGGTAGAACTTCTCCCTGTGGATGATGAGAAGCCACTCTTCGGCTTCTCCAATGCGTTTACGTTGCCTTCTGATTTGGTGACTATTATCTCCGTTAATGGCGAGCCTTGGGAGAACCAGCTCCAATTTGTGCAGATTGAAGGGAACTATCTGTACGCCAATACCGATGTGATGCGGCTTGTCTATCTTGGCGATATCCAGAACAAGAAAAGCACTCAGGAATTCCCGACCATTTTACAGCCCCTTCTAGGCATTCGCTGGGCACAACTATCTTGTGTACGGATTACGAACAACCTTGATCTGTACAGGCTCCTTTCCGATATGTACATGAGGGAGCTTTCTCGTCTCCGTGAGAATGATTACGTCAATAATACTGGAGGCAGATACAACTACTACAACAGGTTAATGCGGCAGTCTGGCTGGAACCGTGTTCCCTATGGAACGACTTTCCCCTTTGGCGGCCATAACAAGCTTTTATAACATGGCAGACAACAGGCAAACACAGCTTCAACTTAACTTCAATGGAGGGCAAGTCTCAGAATCTTTCACGCCTCGCGTGGACATGCAACGTTATCTTACGTCGTGTTCTCGCATGCGTAACTTTATTCCACGCCAATATGGGAAGCTTCAACGACGACCGGGATTCAAGCTGGTAGATCGGATGAATGGCCCTTTCCGTATGCTTTACTTTCCCTGTACTTCGGAGGACATTTACATCGTATGCCTGCATGCTGGGGTGAAGCCGGGCCTTTCTGGTTTCGCTACAATCTATCAATGCGGGCATCTTGATGAATATCCGCGCCCTATTTGGAATATCCCTCTTGATCTTAAACAGGAGTATGCCAAGAACGGATGGACTTCCGGCTTCACGGTAGATGAGTTAAAGGAAGTCAAATACGTCTCGCAGAACGACAAGCTTTGGATTGTCCACAAGAATCACTTCCCTCTTGTTTTGACGAGGACTCGGACTGAATCAGGCTCTATCACTTTCAAGTTAACTGAATTCACTTTTTTAATCTTCCCCTCTTCGGATGATTACCTTGACTCCATGAGCGACACTATTGGCTCAGAGTTTGTGGATATTGGTATGATGACAATGTCCCAGTCCGATTATCCTGATATAGAATACAACGCAAAATCAACTACTGCTTATTCCAGTATGTTTTGCGACATTCCGTTCTTATATGATCCTTCTTGGGATTTTGCTCAGTATGGAACAATTGTTAATGAATGGCTTGAGGGATGGCAGCCGGGAGATATTGTAAACTGCAACATTCGCACTAGAGCGACTGACGCCTATTATACTGGCCAATTATATAATTGGGCTGAGATAACTAAATATCCTCAATTTTTAAATGCGGTAAATATCATATTTGCTTACGTTCAGGGGGAATGGAAGATTGATGTAGGAAAAGAGTTTGATAATAGCTATGCCTTCTATGTTTCGGGGATGAGTATTAGAGAAACGTTCCCAGGCTTGAATAAAGGTATATCCATTGCTAATGTATCGAACGCTACCCAACCAGCTAATAGGCGAGTTACTATTACAGGAAGCGCCCCGCATGGATATTTTCTTGGATTCGCTTTTAGAAATTCAGCTACAAATGGCATTCATACGGAGGAAACTATTAGAAAACTTCCCGTTGAGCTGACATGTGCCGATACGGTTTCGATTAATTCCTATCCATTTGCTACTTACATTAACCAGAAGAATTATGATGGTTCCGTAAATGATGGGGTAGTGTTCAGGAACATTAACATTTTGCCGATGGCCTATGCGCCAGATCGTAGTTTATTCTTTAATGATATTCCCACTAATTATTTTCGCCTGAACTATTTTGTCGAAAGAAAACTTGTCGGCGCAAATAAATATAAAATTATTTACTATTTCAACACTCTAGTAAAAAGCGCCTTTAATGTTCAGAAGGGATATCCTTCTGCCGTTACTATCAGGCGAGGCCGTCTTGTCTTCGCTGGAACTAAGGCCCAGCCCCAAACGATATGGGCGTCGCGCGTGGACAGATATGAAGACTTTTCCGTTGATGACCAATCGGATTCCGGATGGAACCTTACGATAGGCGCGAATCAGGCACAGGTCATTCAGTGGCTTTCTTCTTCCAAGGATTTGATTGTTGGGACGGACATTGGCGAATGGGTTATTAATGATGATGATCTTAATAGTCCGGTCCCTACTATTAAAGAACAGAGCCGCTGGGGTTCATCTACTTTTCAGGGAGAGTTGATGACGGAAAGCTTGTTCTTTGTCCCGAAGGACAGGAAAGGTCTTATCCATTCCCTTTATTCTTTCCAGATTGACGGCTACCAGTCCGAAGACGTTTCCATTGTTGCTTCTGATCTTCTTGAATCCGGCATCACGTCACAGAGCATTATGAAAGACCCTGACCCTATTTGGTGGGGGACGTCAGAAGATGGGAAGATGCTTGGATTCTTATTCAACCGCACGCAGGAAATCCAAGGCTGGCATTGGCATGATATTCAAGGAGGGAAGTTCAAGCAGGTTGTTTGCTATCACAATCCGGTGAAGCGTCAAGAAGGCATATTCGCCTGCATTCAATGCGTTCCTCCGGCTGGTTCAACTATTCCTTTGGACAATGCTGAGTATTATTTAGCGTACATGGACTTTGACCACCCGTGTATTGACTTCCCAACGATAGCGGAGTGTGGCCATTCTTTGCTCAGTGGAGCAGGATTTTTGGGAGAATGGACTTCGTTTGCCTCAAAGGAAGTAGTTACAGGCAATACAGACCCCCTAGATTATTATTTAGCCTCTAGTTTATGCTGGCAAGGAGGAGAGCCGGGGCAATTAGTCCCTTATTCAGGCATCTATCCAAAGATAGATATTATAACTCAAGGCAATTCTGGATTCAACAATGGTAAGACTACGGGTTATTGCTGGACGTTTACAGGAGAGCTTAACCCTGAGGGATATTATTCTTTCAGCAATGGCGCTCTTACCGGAGGAAGAATTAGATTCTCTCCCACATTTGAAGCCGGGAATAATGCTTTAGTTGGCTATTCAATGACTGGTACGTTTTCTTCCTTCTTATGGGGCTTGCACATTGAGTCCGAGTTCATATCGATGCCTATGGGGAATACTGCCAACTACATCATCCCCGCGATGACGACCAAAATCAACCAGCTAAGGTATCAGGTCTCGCGGGACACGTCTGATGATATAGCGCCTAATCGTGTCGTCATGGGGGATTATGCATCGACGTATGGAGGCCCTCGAATCCAAGCGCAGGTAGAAGCATTAGATTATTCCGCTCCTTTGGGGATGAAAAAGAATGACACGTTAGGGATAAGGTTGTATCTTAATAACGGACGAGGACATGAGGTATTAAGTGGCCCTTCATCCACCGATACCAGATTGTATTTCGCGTTTACGGACGCAAAGAACACGGACGTCTTATCAGCATATATCATTTATGATTCCAACCTCGTATGATAACCTTGGGTGGGCAGATGACTCTTTGATAAGCTGGCCTAGCTGGATTGAAAATTCAGTTGTGCCGAATCTTACATACGGGGATGGATTGTTGCCGGGTTATTATGACAGCGGAGAAACGGCAGTATCCGCTTCTTTTGCTCCTCTTCCCGAATTAGGTTACCCGGAGATGCCCCAACCTGCGCCGACGTCTTCGACATATGGCGTTGAGATGCAACCTCGTGTGGCGTCCATTAATACTACTGCAAGCACGGTACCTATTAGCAACCAGACGCTTACAGACAACCAAGTTCAGCCGGAGTTCGGCAATAATTCTCAGACGTGGAGTGCGGCTAGCAATGTTCTTGGAGATATACTAGATAATCTTAAGAAAGAACACCAGTATCAAATTGCCGAACGTGGGTACAATCTTCAGGCGCAGGCATTAGCTGAAAGGTCGGAGTCCGCTTACAAGATCGCCGGGACAAACATGATGCGTCTCCGTGGCAATCAGGAAAGGTATTTAACGCAACAGCGCGTGGCGGCAGTGCGTACGGGCTTTGCCCCTACCTCGGGTTCCATTGAGGCCGTGCAACGTGGCACGATGAGCAAGTTCGAGCAACAGGTCGCAGACTCCGAAAGAGAGGCAGAACAGAGGAGGCAAGATACCATGTACCAATCGCGCGTCATGTCATGGCGTGCAGGACAGGCTAGGAAGGCCGCTAAGCAAGCTCGCATTTCAATGTGGGGTTCTATCATAGGAAGCACCATAGGAGCCGTTGTAGGCGGCCCTGCAGGAATGCAAGCAGGTTCCAAGATAGGTTCATCAATCGGAGGGTTCTCTTAATATGGCAGAAGATACAAGAAACATTCGTCTTGGAGTTCCGAGTCAGGCGAGAAACGCAACGATGCCGGGGTCACCGGACAATCGTTATGCTTCTACGGGGCAAAGCGATGTGTCGCGCTTTGTTCCGATCGGCAGTGAATTTAATGCGGAGACAAGCAATCGTGCGGCGAGGAATTTAACAGAAGGTCTCTCCTTAATCGGGAAAGCCAAGGCAGAAGTTGAGACGGTTAACGACAGCATCATGTCTAGGCGCATGCAGGCTGAGCTTACAAATGCTTCTGCTAATATCATTTCGTCTTTATCTACCGATCCTGAATACATGAACAAGCCGAGCATGTGGACTCAGGTTTATCAGGAGAGGATGGCCTTAGCTCAAGAAGATATTAATACTAGGTTTGACGGCGCTTTCTTGGTCGGCAAGAACAGATTGCTGACCGATGAAGCCTTGAACCAGATCAAAGCTAAAGAGGCTGTGCAGGTTGCTAGGACTGCGGCGCTACGTGTTTCACAGATGGCGGCTGACGAAACTAATGCCGCTATTGATATTGCGATTAAAAGCGGGCAGTTTGATGAAGCTTCACGCATCACGGAAGAGACTCCTTATCTTAGCGATGCTCAGAAGATGAAGCTTAACTTCACTATTGACCAAGCGAGGACTACTGACGAGGTCCAGCAAATGGCTTTGTCCAACCCATACGGATTGCTCGAGGAAATCCAGACGAAAGGTTCTGTTCGAGGTAGAGAGCTTTCCTACGAGCAACAGCAGTACGGAATCAATCAGGCGCGGTCCTTTATCAATGAAGACCAGAAGAAGAACTACAACTCTCTTGTTGAACAGTTCATGCTGGCGCCAGAAGGATTTTCCATTGAACAGGCAAAGAAGTCATTGGAAGTTAATGGCATTAATACCCAGCAGTTTGCTACGCTTTGGAGGATGTACAAGCAGAATACCGCGAACATTCCTCCGACTTCTGCCGAATTTGCCAGAGCAAGTAAATATGCGGCGAGCATGATCCCTTCTTACCAGAATGCCACGCCAGAACAAAGGGCCAACTTGGAGAACCAGTTGAGAACAACTCTAAGCCAAGCCAACTTTTCTTCCAACGATCAGACGTCTTTGATTAACCTGATGAAGACGCACACGCCGCCTTCCTATCTGGATGATGCGAAAACGTGGGTTGAGCGGGTATGGGACACAGGCAAATATCCACTTTATACTGGGAAAGATTATGTAGATGAGAACGGAACCCCAATCTACATGACGCAGGCTGAATTTGATAATAGCTTTATTGGGAAGAACAAGCAATATTATCTCGATAAGACAGAAAGCCGTGCCTATGAAGACCCGGAAACTTTGGCGAAGAGATATGTAGTTAGAGAGAAAATTCCTAACCTTCAAAACGATGCAAGCTTTAAGAACTTCATCGGCCAAGTCAGGGCACAGGCGACCCAGCAAGTGTACGATTTCATGGGGCAGAACGGCGGCAAGACTCCGACCGAACAGGAGCGTTACAAGATTCTTGCTGATACCATTTCTCAAGTCTCAAAGGAATCAGGCATTCCCACTAGGGGGTTCACTTCTTACTTCTCGGCGTTTCAACAAGAAGAAGATGTCGTTGGTCCTATGCAAAGCGCTACCAGAGTAATCGCATTAGATCAGAACTTTACCCTTGGAGATAAAACGGAACTTCCTGAGATGCCTAATGGTGGTTTTGTCGTGACTCTTGGGACTCCCAACAGTTCAATTTATGAAGTTTCTTCTTCATCAGGAGAGCCTATTAAAACGCCTCTCTTGTCAAAGGATATGTATAAATCTTCTGGAGGTTCGAGAAAGTTATTGGAAATAGATCAATTCTATTTGCAGAAGCCTTCTGCTGACGCGATGGATAATGAAGCGGAAAGAAGGGCTAGGATTCTCCGGGTAAATAACGGCTTGAGCGACGAGGATGAACAAGCTATATATTCAGCTTTGATCTCTTATTGGAATAGATAAAATGGACGAGCCTATCGAACCCGTATTGCCTGATGACGAAGGAGTGACTCCTCCTCCTTTGGATGAATCAGTTATTCCTTCGCTTGGAATATCTGGCGACCAAGAAGCTATCGCCCGTGAACAGCGCAGGGCGCAGGGAGTTGGATACGCAGAACTTAGCGAAACTGAAAGAGCTAACTACTTAGGGATTCGGGCAAATGCTTTGCGTAGGGAAACTCTCGCAGATTTGGAATCCTATAAAAAGCTTCAACGGGAGTTTAGGCAAAGCAATGTTCTCGATAGCTCGATGATGGATGAAATCCTTCGGCTTAATGATTCCTTGAAGAAGAGAGGGATTGACCCTACATTTGAGCTAAGGAGAGAGAAGGTAGAGAGGACCAACGCTATATTCTCCGCATTAACTCAAAACATCCAGCCGGAGAAAGGCCTTTACGGTTATATTGATACAGATGAAGTTGTCGATAATAAGTTAGGGAAACTTTTGAATGCTGACCAGATAGCATCTTGGAATAGCGCTGACCAAGCTACGAAAGAGAGAGAGCTTTTCGGAGCTATCAAGGAAGTGAAGTTCCCTAACATGAGTATTTCTGATGAGATGGCCGCCGCTATTCTCATGAGGGAATATAAGACGGACAGCATCAATGGCGTCATTAATAAGTACGCTCAAGACTTAAAGAGGGCAAATGAAGTAAAGGAAGGATATTACAAGGCAGAGGCAGATTTCCTCCCGGCCTTCTTGGAAAATGGAGGAGACTTTGAGAAAGCCATTGACTCTCTCGGCCCTAACTCAGTTTATGGCCGCTCCATTTTCAACAATTCCCCTTATTTGCGGACGCAATATCAAGCGGCATATGAAGCTACTTCATGGATTAAGGACGAGTATATAAAAGAGGGGTCCCTTGATTGGGACAAGATGGCTGACAGGTTGCTAGCTCTTGGGGAGAATACAGGTTCGTTCAAGATTGCTATTCAGATGCTTCCTGAATTCCTTCCCAAAGACGATAGAGCATGGCTGGTCCAAGCATTGAACGACACCTATGAAGATATAGGGTCATTCTTAAGAATGCTTCCTGAGAAAGATGAAGATGAAGAAAAATTTCAACGTCTTGCTCTAGCTATCCAGAAAGAATATCGCTCCATGCGAGACATGCCTGAGAGCAATTGGGGTATGGGGGTCAGGAACTTAGTTGATAATGTTCCTAAAATTGCCGCCGTCAGCTTGTCTTCTTTAGCTACAGGAATTGCAACAAGGAACCCAGTTGCAACTTACAGCGTAGCAACAGCTATGGGTTCATTGGTCTATGGCTCGAGTGCCGGACTCGATGCTTATAGATCAAACTCTAGTAGAGAAGGTTCAATCGCGTATGGATTAACGGTAGGCTCACTAGAAGGCGCTCTTGATTCTCTCACAATGTCTATTGGTGGTCTAGCAGTTAAAGGCGCACGAGCTACTGGACTTGGTTCTACTGCAATAAGAGGAGTTGAGGCTATAGCAGAAAGATCGACATTGGCACGTATAGGTCGTGCTGGGGCGGCAGGTGCTTTAACGGAAACCGTACAAGAAAGCATTGCTGACCCAGTATATGTTGGAGTTGAAAATCTTTACCGGAGCCTAGGTGCAGATTTAACTCAACAGAATACCCTTATGGACTGGTGGGAGAATTACAATCCTTTGGACCCTGCATTCTTTATTCCTACGGTTGTTCTTGGCGGTTCTATGGGCGCGCTCGGTGGTGTACAAGCCAATCATTTGGTTAACAAGGTAGGCAGAAGCCCTCAAGCTCTTATAGCCCTAGGCATTGAAAGTGATGTAGCCCACCAGATTGCTACTATGCCTGACGGCAAGGAGCGCTCCAACCTAATTCAGGAGGCGCTCTTTAATGCTACCGATGTAAACCAGTCGCCAGAAACAGTAGGTAGCAGTTCAGCCGCGATGCTGAACTTCGTCGCAAAGAATGCTGACCTTTTCAAGAATGTGGAATTGATGCCCACGTTCAAGGATAACGGGGATGGTACTTGGGACGTCACCACGACGTCTCCTGAAAGCGGCCAGCAATCTACCATGACGCTCACCGACGAAGTAGCTGGGACTTATCTTTCCGAGACGCTGGCGTCCAATCCTTCTTTTGTGCAAGCCCTGAATCTATTTGCTCAGAGACAGCTTGAACCTGCCATTGAGAGTCAAGGCATTGAGATAAGCAAAGACGAGCTTCTTTCTTCAATCCAGAATGCGGAAGGAATCAACCAGTCCACGGCAAGGGCTAGGGCGCTAGCCTACATTCAATCTAACCCTGAACTTCGAGAACAATACAATGCAGGTGAAATTACCGTTGAGGACGTTGCTAATAATTTGGAGGTTGTTTCGGCGTATCGTGCTGGGCAAATAGCGGTCATCGAAGGGAGAGCCAATCCACTAGACATTCTGGAAGAAGTCATCCATGCCAATGCGACGTATGATCTTGCCACGGGGGCAGTCACCCGGGAGTATATTGAGAACGCCATTCGCAAGTATGGAGAGTACACTGGCCGGGATTTTGGAAACTTGTCTGACGATGTTATCTTGCAAGAAGCCTTAGCCACGATGGGGAAAGCGCTTGCCACTAACCCGGAACTGTTCGGTACTCTTCCCGGGGATGTGCAGAGCATTCTTGAATGGCAGAAGGACAACATCGCGGAAGTAGGGAACATCTTTAAGGAAGGCCAGCGCATCAAGCAGGCCATTGAGGATGGAGTTCTTGATGCAGACTTTGTTAAATGGTCCCAGTCTCTAGCTAATGTGGCAGACCAGACGCAGGCCAGAGACATCGCGTCCATGATTAATGAGGCGGCAGGGGCGGCGATCCTTCCTTCCGTTCAGGAGAGAACAAGCGCTTTGCGTGTAGGTCCGGGCATCCAGACCGTTGAAAAGGCAATCGCAGATATCTTTGAGAGCAATTCTTCTCAGGCCATTAACAGTCTCAAGGCAATACGCAAGTCTTTCATGGGCCTTGCCGAGCAAGCAGTAGCTGGGAAGTTCTCTCAGGCGCGCCAGCAGAAGGCATTGTTTAACAGCGTCCTTACTCTTGAGAATGCTATTAGCCGTTATGGTAAATCATTTATACCAAGGTCATTAGCTGAAACACTAGCTAACCCGAAGAGCCAACTACAATTTGAGAATGCCCTTCAAACTGCGTTAGACCGTGGAGTTAAAGCTATCAACAACCAGATACAAACTGCCGAATTCAACCGTACGCAACGTGAGGTTAGGAAGATTGTTGATAGGGTCTTGAAAGAATCTTCCAAGGAAGAAGCGGCGGCGCTCCGTGCTGAGGCGGCCCAACAAGTCAAGACTACCGAGGGGCTGGAGCGGCTGGCAAAGAGAGCCTATAAAGATAGGAAGGGCGTAAGCTCCACGCTGGACGCACAGAGCCGTTATAACACGCTTGCCGTTGAGGAGCTGATGAAGATGTCTCCCGAGGAGGTAGAGGCCCAGCAAGACGCATTGCAGGCCCTCCTTGAGAGGACTATTAACAAGACTCAAAACCCGAATGATCCTCAAGTAATAGAAATTCAGCAATCTATTTCCTTGCTTGATACATTCGGTTCTGTTCTCTACAAAGATGGGAACAGCTTCGTCCGTAGCTTGGCAGAGCAGGAGAATGCTTTTGACGCATTGAAGCAACTTCAAGATGAGGGGCGGCTCCGCTGGAGGAAGGAGCTGGAGAGACGCGAACAGAAGCTTAACCTGTTTAAGGATGAAGTAGCTAAGGCCGTAGGTACAGAGAAGAAACTGGATGATCTGAGAAATCTTCTCAAGGAAGCTGGAGAATACAATTCGTTAAAGAGTTTCTTTACAGGAATGCTTTCCACTGTTCAGTTGTCCGAAATCCTCGGGACACTGCCCGGCTTTAAAAGGAACGGTGACTTCATGCTGAATGAGGTAGTGAGGGCAACCATGCAGAGAGACAATGCCCGGGTGAAGCGGCATGCGATGATCTCTTCATGGCTTAAGGGTGCGGCAAAACTGGCAGGGATCAAGAACACTGATTCGACAACTCAGATCGCGCGCCATTTCTATCAGATGAATAACGCCCCTGTTAAGTTCAAGGGCGAAGAATACGTTAAGACTCAGCTTATTAAGATTTATCAGACCATGCAAGAGTCTGATGGCGTGAAAGTCTTGCGTAACAACTACAAGCTTGATCTTGGGAACTATGCTCTTCTGGAGCGCCGCACATCCCAGCTAGACGAACAGCTCTCCAATAAGGAGATAACTCAAGATGAGTATGAGGCAGAAGTAGATAATGCAGAAGAAGCGTTTCAGGATAGGCTCGCTAAAGATCAGGAGGCGCTTATTAATGCGCTTGGTCCGGACGGGTTGTTCTTGGCACGCTCCATTCAGAAGGCGTATCGTAAACTAGGCCAGAGGGTGGCCAGTATCGAAGAGTCTTTCTTCGGTCAGGTCTCTACGATGGAAGACTTCTATACGCCACGCACCACGGCCCATGAGGGGCAATTAGGGGACGGGTTCTATGATTCTCAAGGGTACACTCCCGGGCAGATAACTTATTCCGGCAAGCCCGCCTTCATGAAGAAGCGAAGCACCCCGGCTTCTGCGGAAATAACTATGCTGGTAAATCCGGTGCAGGAGTTTGAAAGGTACGCTCAGATAGCGGAAGGCTGGATGTCTTCCCTTGAATTGAATGAGTACTTCAACAAAGTTTGGCTGAACACGAAGACGGCCGCACAAATACAGCTTGTCATCGGCAAGGAGAACTACCAGCAGGCAAGCAAGGGCCTTTATAATTTCCTGAATGAAGGACGCATCCGCGCACAGCAGGGATTATTCGGGGAGCTTTTCGTCAAAGCGATTGGAACTCTTGCCCGCACGAAGATTTTTAACTCTATGGCTTCCATTTGCCGGAGCGGTGCGGCGTTCTTCAATCCGTTGGTAGGATCGGACTTTAGCAGTCTTGAGATTATAAAGAGCATGGGTAGCTGGCTATTCAACCCTCAGCCTATTTCTCTCCAAGAGATGGCCCAGCTGAAAGGCGTGAAGGCTCGCAACCCATTGTCGTATCAGGATAGGGCGGTAATCAAAGCCGCTATGGACGCCCCAAAGACGAAGCAGGCGCAGGTCATGTACTGGCAGGAGTGCGGCAACTCGGCATTGATTGACTTTGACCTATGGTGCGTAAAGCGTGGCAACATGATGGCCGCGCAAATCTTGCATGATAGGGGCTTGAAGAAAGAGCAGATTATAGACCAGTTGAATCTTAACATTCTAAAGTCGGCCCAGCCTGAGAATCAATCTACTCGCGCTATTGGCACACTTGGAGGATCAGCTTACGAATCTTACCAAGTCTTGTTCATGAGCGACATGCTGAACAAGTCAGCTCTTCTTTTCAGCCAGTTCAAGCGTGGCGACATTAGCTCCATGAGGAAGCTTGCCAACTTCATCCGCATGTGGACTATCGTTGGCTTTGCTAATACCATTTCGGGCATGGCGGCTTCCTTCTTCACGAGCTATAACGATGATGAATTCTCGGCAGAAACGATTCTCTTCAACATGTCTCTTGGCCCGCTTGTCGCCACCCCTGTATTTGCAGGTTTGTTCCAAGCGCTGGATTACTATGCGTTCGGAGGCGGGCACGTCTTCTCCCGTCCTAACACGCTAACGGACTTTAGCAGAACCGCACGAGGCCTTTCCCAAGCTTACGAAGTTATATTGAAGAGTACGGAAGACATGGACGCCGTGACTCTAAACGAATGGATTGAAGTTGGGGCAGGTCTTAGCCGGACGCTGGGAGATACGATTGGCCTTGGAGCTAATATCGCCAATGCGAAAACTGTGGGACGTGTGTTTGAAGTCATCAGCTCCTTGTCCAATGCCACTCTCCAAGCGCACAATGCGGCCAAGACTACGAGGTCTGACCTCAACCCCTTCTACGACACCAGAGAAAAACTATTGCAAAGCGCACGCAGATTGCGTAAAGAGAAGCGTGAGGCCAAGAGTACCTATGGCGAACGTAGCGTAGAATACAGAAGGCTTTCCCGGGAACTTAGGCGAGTTAACAAGAAGCTCAAAGATAACGGCTGGCAGACCAAATAACGTTTAACATTAAACAAAATATGGCAACAAAGAAAACATTAACAACTACGTCGGGGCTTGACCCTAATATTGAATTGGTGGGGGGCAATGGTGGTATTGACGCACCTTTCCCATTGGCGGCAGATGATACATCAAGAACAATTAGAACCATTGCTGGCAATGCTTATTGCTTAACTTTGGAAACTGGTAATGTACAAATTTCTGGTTCTGATGGTCCAGAATACACTCCTGACGCTACAATAATTTTCACTGCTGATAAGCAAGGTCAATATGTTTTCATTGCGATCTCTTCATGGACGCATATCAATATTGATCTGAATACGAAGTATGTAATCAACCCCTTAAATTTTAAGGTTGCCTCGCTCGGTGCGTCGTCCGGGGGAGGCGGTGATTCTTTTGACCCGTCTGCCTCGCAGACAATTACGGGTGCATGGGTTTTCCAGAGTACGCTCCAGCGGAAGACAGTAGCTAGTCCTGCGCTTACTGATGTAATGAACTCCGAGATGGTCAACACTGCGCTAAACAGCACAGTAAAACTTATCGGCAATCAGAGCATAGCTGGGACTAAGACCTTTACTGGTGGGATTACGATGGGCAATGAAGTGCCCCTAGTGATTGGTTCAGGTGATAACGCATTAAAGCTTCATGGAGAAGGAGCTAATGGCGTTTACGTAATTGAGGGAGGCACCTCCACTCATATAGATTTTTCTGTTAGCACCTCATTCCAAGACCCTGTGACTTATTTCGACAACGTGACGGTGACATCCGGCGCGGTGCTTGCGATAGGGTCAGACCAGAATGCACTTGCTTTTCGGGCCGATACTACAGGGCGTACTATTGCAGGAGGAGGACCTAGTACTGTTTGGGAAATCAACGTTAACATGGAAATTGGCGCCCCTGTCACCTTCCGAGGCAACGCAGAATTCACGGCTGGCGCGACAAGAACAACCAAAGCGAATCCAGTAAATACTGATCTCCTGAATAAAGAGATGGGTGATGCAATGTATGCAAAACTCTCTCTTCTTACTTCGGCAGAATACACCGCACTCGCTACTAAAGATGCACGTACTGTGTACGTTACAACTGACACGTCCAAAGTGTTCATAGGAAGCGTGGCCGTAAACCCTTAGTTCCTGTCTCTTATACACATCTCCGAGCCCACG